GCTCCGGGCCAGGGCACTCAGGGCCGAGATCACCGGCGCGTCAAGCGTGTAGGAGCCGACCTTGATCCCGGGCGGGCTAGCCAGGATGGCCGGGAGGCTGCCAGGCGAGGCATTGACCCGCATGCGGGCCCCGGTAGTCGCCTTTTCGTCGGATGCGCCCAGCGTTCCGGTATACGCATAGTCACTGGTAGCGATGCTGTCGGCTGCAAACTTGGACCCGGTGATTGCGCCGTCATCGACGAGGCGAGTCTCCACGCTCGAGTCCGGCACATCGCTGAGGTCCCAGGCCGCCGCCTGGCGCCCGACGCCCGCGGACAGCCGGCCCCCGGGCGGCGTCGTCGGCAGGGAGAACGCCTTGGTGGTCCCGAGCGGCCACTCCAGGGCGGTGATCTCGATCACCCCGTCCTCGTCCTCCTCGGCCGTCTCGACGCGGCAGGATATGCCCGAGATCCCCATGATCGAATCCGTGAGCGTGATGAAGTCCCCGGGGGCAAGCCGGGAAAGCCTCGGCTTCGCGCGGAACGTGAAGCGAGTCCGGTGGTACATGGACCGCTGCGCCGAGAGGTAGGCGACGAACCAGGCGTGCTGCTCGGAGAGGACCCAGGGCGTGAGGTCCAGCGCCTCGGCGCGCCGGAGGTTGTTGGCGCTGCTCCACACGTCGCTCTGGTACTCGGCGTGGTTCGCGGCGTAGGTGATCGAGCCCGCGTCGTCTTTGCGCAGCGTGTAGTCCACCGGGTAGACCGAGAAGATCCGGGAGCGCGGCTCGCGCGTGATCGTGACCGGCTCCTCTTGGTCCGCGAAGTCCGCGTCGCCCACGGCCGTCGTGGAGGTGACCGGCGTGTACGGGTAGGTCGCGTGGCCCGGCCAGGCGGCGCCCGTCGAGGACGCCTCGTCGTCGAGCGGGACCGCCGTCAGTACCCCGTCCACCCAGATCACCGTCGAGTTCGTCGCGGCGAGCAGCTCCTCGATCACGTTCGCGATGGAAGTGCCCTGCTCGATGACGCGCGAGAGGTGGAATCCGCGGGCGCGGCAGTAACGCCGGAAGCTGCTCGCGGCGGTCCCGTCGATCCCCGTCTCGACGTTTACGAGCGAGGTGCTGAACCCGAGCCCGTGGATCGTGTCGGTGAAGAGGAAGACGAGCATGTCGGCCGCCTCGGCGTCTGGGGTGCTGACGCCGGTGACGCAGGCGGAGCCCTGGATCTCCCACCTCGTGTCGGGGAAGGAGCCGTCGTCCCTGAGCGCGACCTTCTTGATCCTGACGTGGCAGGTGCCGGAGTGGGCGAGCCCTTCGCTTGGCGTGCCGACGTAGCCGCTCCACGCCGTAGCGGTCGCCGCCGTGATGACCTCAACCGAGCCGCCGGACAGGGCGAGCCGGTTCAGGAAGTCGGCCAGCAGGACCCCCGCCACGCTCGTTCCCTCGCGCTTGTAGCACTGGATCACGCCGTTGGTCGCCACCGGCGCCTCGCACAACGCCAGCACGACATCCACGCCGAGCATGAGCTGGCGGGCCGCCCAGACGGTGCCGTTCCAGACGTAACCGGCGCCGGTCGTCGGCACCCCCTGGTAAACCACTTGGCCCGAGACGACGCCGCGCCCGAGGACGAGCGGGATCATCGAGCCGTAGCGCTTGTCCGCGCCCGGAACCATCCCCGGGATCAGCGGCGGCGCCGGCAACGTCGGGTGCTGCGACGGGAGGCGCGAGCGGATGGCGTCGTCGATCAGCATCCCTAGCCCCTCATCGGTACCTGTGGCCAGCCGCCGAACCGGGCGAGGTTCGCGTAGTAGCCGCACCCGGTGGTGGCCGAGAGCGTCTTGTCACACCCGCGGTGGATGGTCACCGAGCCGGACGGGATCGCAGCGAGCGGCGAGTCGATCACCGCCGTCTTCGTCCCGGCGGTCCACGACTGGATCACGCGCTGCTGGCCGTCCGAGAAGGTGAGGGCCGCTCCCTTCACGAGGTGCGCGCTCGTCCCCGTCACGAGCACGATGCTCTGCGTCGTCGTCCCCGTGGCGTTGATCGTATCGCTCGCCTGGTAGCTGGCTCGCACGATGCCGCAGCGGTTCGCGGTCAGGCTGTCGCCCCACGTCCAGGAGCACATGGGGCCGACCTGCCGGCGGGGAATCTCGTCCTCCGCCTTCGCGGTGAGGTTCTTCGCGACGAGGCTCACCACCATACTGCTCGGCTTTACGTCGTAGACGTGGCCGAGGAACAGGCGCAGCCGGTGGTTCGTGGTCGGGGTCGTGTCCGGCAGGTACAGCCGATCGAAGGTCACGAGCGCATCGTCGAAACTCCCGGTGGCCGCCAGCGCGGCAATCTTGATGCCACCGATCAAGAACTGCCCGGCCAAGTCCACATCGAGCGTTGCGACCTCGAGCCCCGATGTCATGCGGACTGCACCGTGCGTGATGGCCGGCGCGGTGTGCGCCCATGTGTCGCCACCCAGGACGATGTCGCTCGGGTGCATCGCCCACCGCTGCGTTCCCTGCGGCAAAACGAACGTCCACAGGTCGATCCTGCACGGGTTCGCCAGCGCGAGCGCGGCGATGACTTCGGCCTGGGCGCTCCGGGGCACGCTAGGTCTCCCCGAGGACGGAGACGAGCTCGAAGTCCGCCTCGTACCACTGGAAAGACTCGCGTCGCCCGGGGATCGCGTCGTCCGCGAACCGGACGCGCTTCTGCGCCGAGAAGGCTGCGCCAGACGTCTTCACGTAAGGGAGGGGCACCGCCGCGGCCGGCTCGATCTGCCAGCCGCTAACCGTGAAGCCCTTGCCGCTCTGCCCGGAATAGCGCACCACGCCGCAGTCGCGGGCCCCGCCGCCGACCGTCGCGGTGCGTGGGCTGGATACCCGGTAGAGGTTGCCGCCCAGATTGGTGATCGTGGCGGCGGCGGTGTGGAGCGCCCCGTCGCTGTAGAGTCCGAAGTCGCCCGTCGTGATCGTCGTCCCGACAACCGGCGCGGAAAGGTCGGCCATCTTCACGAAGACGGAGAGGACGTAGGCGACGCCGCTCGCGATCGTCGGCTGCTCATAGGCGTTGTCGGCCTGCGCGAGCGCCGGGAAGGTGATTCCGTTCGACAACCCGCCGTCGGTGAGCGAGCCCTGCGTCACACCCGCGCTCTCCGTCGTGTCCGCGAGCAGCGGCTCGGAGTAGGGAAACAGGTTCGACCGCCACGACTCGGCCGGGTCGAGGAACAGGAAGCTCTCGCCCGCGCCCTTGTGCCGCTCGTGGAACCAGAGCAGGCAGTCCAGCTCGCTCTTCGACTGGTAGGGCGAGGGCGCGACAGTCGCCTGGCGCAGGATGCCCCGCCCGCGCCAGCGCCAGCGTCTCTCGGCCATCCGGGAGACGCGCTGCTCCGTTCCTCCCGGCGACTCGTAGAATTCCGTCGCGAAGTACGGTTGGCGCTCGTCGAAGACCACGCCGGGGAAGATGGGAAAGACCTCGGAAGACATCTAGCGATCCCTCCGATCCCGGATGTTTTCCATCATCTGCCGGGCGAGTGCGCCGCGGTTGCGACGCAATTGACGCGCAGCGGTTCGGACGTCCCAGGCGTAGACGTTAATCGTGCCGCCACCGCCCGGGCCAGCAGCACCCGGCCGGTTCTCGGACGCCGGGATGATCCGTTCGCCTTGGTGGACCATGGCGAGGCCGGTGGAGGGCACCCAGGGCGAGCCGCGCTCGAACTTTGGGATCGACGCCAACGTGGCAAGGATCGAGGCCGCCGCGGCGGCTATGTTGAGCCAGCCGAATGGCCCGGCGGTGGCCGACAGCGCGATCGCGAGCTGGATCGCTTTCTGGATCATCTCGCCCATGAGTGACAGCATACTTCCGGCCGCTCCGCCGATGGCGGCGCCGATCTCGCCGAGGGCGCCTCCTGCTGCGGCGCCCGCACTCTGCCATGCCCGCGCAAATCTCTTCGCCTCCTCGATGGATGCCTCCACCTCCGCGTTGAACTTCTGGATGGGCGATCCGGGCTCGAAGATCCCGCCAACCGGCTCTCCCTTGAATGGCTGCGACTCCAACGGCTCTCGGGGCGTCTTGCGCCGATCGATTTCGTCCATCAAGTCTTGAGCCCGCTTGATGGAGTCCTCGAGTGCCTTGTTGACTTCATCGGCGGCTTTCTTTGCCGCGATTACCCCCAGATCGGCGTTGACCTTTTGGAGCCGTTCGAGCTCCTCCGTGTATTTCTTGACGCGCAGCCCAGCCGCACCCCACTCCGTGGCGTCGAGGGCGTTCGCCACGTCCTCCTCCGCCATCGCCAGCTTGGCATTTGCGAGCGCTAGCCTGCCCACGACTCGAGCTTGCGTCGCCGCTTCCACGGAGCCGAACTCCATCGCCTGCCGCGCCTCATCGGCCTGCTCGGCGATCTTCTTCGCCAGATCCTCCCACTTCTTCGCGGCCTCCTCGGCTTCCTTGCCGATGGCGTGAATCGCGAGGCCAATGGCCGATACGGCGCCGATCGCCAGGCCGACCGCGCCGCCCATCGCGAAACCACCGAGGAGTCGAGCAACCGGCCCCGCCGCGTCCGTCGACAACAGGCCAAGAGTCTGGATCTCGCGGGCAAAGAAGCTCGTCGCCCTCATGGTGCCGCGGGCCGTCGACATATGATCCCGCAGGGCGCCCTGTAGGCCATCCATGCCTGCGGTGGCCCTGCTCGCCGCCGGGGCGATGCTCCCGACCGACTCCCCCATCCCGCGCATGATCGAGCGCATGGAGTCTGCGGCCCCCTGCATCTGCGCCTTGAATGCCGCGACGCTGGCTTGAAGCTCGACCTGGACGGCGGGATTTCCCATCAATTCCTCCAGGCGACGCGCGAGAGGGCGGCCGCGATCTCGGCCTGGCTAGGGGGCGGCGGGATCCGGGCCTTGACGCCGCCCGCGCGCCGGGCCCAGTAGCCGAAGAGCATCCAGAGCCGCGTGAACGTTGTCGTCCGCACCTCGTCCCACCTCCAACCCGTCTCCTCGATCACGCGCCCGAAGAACTCGCCGACGGTGGGGAACTCCCCGGGCCCTGCGCTTCCCCCGCCGGGACGCCAGCCTCTCCGCGGCCGAGACCCAGCGCCTTCCCGACGGCCACGTAGAGCGCGGCCAGGTCCGGGAGCTGCACCAACTCCCGGAACTGCTCGCGCGTCAGGGCAGGGTGACTCCCACGGCGGACGGCCTCCGCCCCGAGCGTGAGCACCGCCTTCAAGTGCTCGCCAGAGAGAACGGTGGTGCTGGCCGGCGTCCCGAAGAATGCCCGGACGGCCTCCGGCTCGTCCTCCAGCGTCGCGGCCGTCAGGTCGCCGAGAACGTAGGAGACGCCGCGCAGCGTAACGGCATTGTCGCCCATGACGTTCTCCTAGTCGCCCGCGTAGAGGTCGAACACCTTGCCCGTTGCCGGGTCCTCGATCCCCTCGAACTCCACGTCCGTGTCGGCCCAGTCCTCGGCCTTGAACGTCAGCGAGAGCTTGGGGACGAAGGCGTTGTAGAGGTGGACGCCCGCGAACTTCGCCCCAGTCGAGGCGGAGACGCCGCGCACGATGAACCCGGTCGCCGGCGCCATGAGCTGATTCGACATGGAGATCGTCTTACCCTGGGTGGCGTTGCCGTAGCTGTACGTGATCTGCACGAGGTTCGTCGTGTCGGCGGCGGCGAAGGTGTAGACGCCGGCGGCAACCGAGTACTGCCCGGTGGCCGGCCCGGCAGCCACATTGGTCATCTGCTTCCCGGTGGTCTTGTTCTGGACGCCCCAGTCGGTCTCGAAGGTCGCCGAGTTAGCGACCGTCACCTGGAATGGGGTACTCGGGATCGTTCCGGCCTCGTTCACTGCCATGTACTTGATTCCGGTCGCGGAGGTGGAGCCGGTGAGGAAGGCCGCCACGCCCACCGATTGCCAGTAGACGTACTGCGCCTCGAGCGAGACCTTGCGCTTGCCGTGTGCCATGTCCTTGGCGAAGCCGTAGCCTCCGCCCTCCAGCGGCTTCAGTTCCTGGGAGTAATTGAATTTCGCGGTCCGGATCAGAGCGAGCTGCACGGGGGTCGGGTTCGCGCCGGGCGGGATCGCCCCGACGAAGCCCAGTCCGAAGGGGCTGCCCATGGGTCTACCTCACTGCCGCGATGAGGATCTTCAACCGATCCGCCGCGGCGCGGAACCGGTTGTAGAGCTGGGTGTCCAGCCCGATGTTGCAGAAGGTCTCCTCCCACCAGCGCTCGACGATCGCGTGGGTCGCGGGGGATGCCGCGATCGGTTCGGCCACGATCTCGATTGCCGGGTCGGTAGTGTCCGTCACGTGCTTGGGCATGGTTGTCTCCTTCATGCGGCCACCACGATCTCGATGGGCACCGTCGCCACCGACTGCGAGATTTGCTCCGAGTCGACGAACTTCTCGACGGGGCCCGCGATCAAGCAGCTCGACACGAGGCCGCCGAGCGTGTTGCCGGACGCGCCCAACGGCATCCGGTCCCCCGCCGCAGCGGCCATCGCCACCTCGATCACGTCGAGCAACGGGTCAAGCGGGTCTGCCGCCTCCGGATCGGAGACCGCGAGGACGACGAGCTGCGCCTCCAGCGTCCACTTCGCCACCGAGCCGGGCGGCCCGATCTCGCAGCGCTGGTCCCCGGAGAGCAGCAGGAGCGCCGGCATCTGGCTCGGCTGGATGTTGTCCCAGAGGACGGGGCGGCGCGCGAAGAACTGGAAGGTCCCACTCGGCCAGAACCGGGCGGCGAGGGCGTCGAAGATGGCGGCGCGGGAGATCGCCATGTCACGCCTCCACGATCGCCTTCTCGACGGCCCGCGCGAGGCCAGACTCGATCTGGGGGCGCAGCCGCTCGAAAGCCGTGCCCAGGAAGGGCTGGGACTTGCCCGTCATGTGCCGACTGTGGGCCCGAACGACGCCGCGCGCCGCGACCTTCCGCATTCTCGTCTTGCCACTGGCCGTCACCATGGCGATCCGCGTGTAGCCGAGGGTCCGTGGATATTCCTTCACTTGGCGCCAGTTGCCCAGCTTCCCGAACTCGATCACCGGAGCGTACCGGGTCTTCGCCCGCACGACGGCGGTGATCGTATCCTCGGTCTGCCGGCGCCTCGGGAAGAGGACGGACAACGAACGCGCAAGGCGCCCGCTCTTCTTCGGGGCGAGCGCGGCGGCCTCCGTCGCGACCACCCGCGCCCAGGCGTCGACCGCCGCCGCGAGTCGGGAGCGGACGCGACCCGCGAGGTCCCGAAATCGCTTCTCAACTTCCTCGGCGCCACGGATGTTGACGGTGACGCCGACGACATCGTGGATCCCGCTCCGGCCCCAGGTCCAGTCGCCGCGCGCCGACGCGAACTTGGTCTGGCTCATCCCACCACCCACACCTTGAGGGGCGAGTTCTCGATCACGCCCTCGACGTAGGCGAGCGTGCCGGCGTCCGAGTAGGTGGCCGAGTCGCCCGCGAGCGTGGCCGACGCCTTGCCGATGTGCCTCCGGTCCCAGTACTGGAGGAGGACGTGCCTCATGACCGCCAGCCGCAGATCGTCTGGACACGTCGCGTACCCGGCCGAGTAGACGATCACGACGTTCGAGAGCCCCGCCGTGAACGAGTAGCCGATGAGGTCGATCCCGTCCCGGGAGAGGATCCATCCCTCCCCGTCGGTGGTCGTCCGTTTGGGAATCGTCGCGCCGTCCACCGTGACGCTCGTCACCGAGTTGACCGGGAACTGACGCAGGAGCAACCGCGTGGTCCCGTCGCCGTCCCGGGGTTCGACGACCGTCCGCGCCAAGACTTCCTGGCCCAGCCTCGAGACCACCCAGGCCGAGGACGAGGCGATGAGCTGCTCCAGGAGCTCGTCGTCGGCCGAAATCCGGGGCCCGCCCTGGTAGGCCACCACCTCTCCGATCGTGACGAGGTCGCCAAGCGCCGCGGCGTCGAGGATGACGACGGTGCCGTACCAGGTCGCCTGGCTCGTCCCGCTCGTGCCAACGAGGCTGGCCGAGAGCGCCCCGGCCGTCGGGAAGTCGCCGGCCACGATCGTGACCGTCACGATGTTGCCGGGGGCGAGGACGGCCACTTGCCCGGCCGCGCTCGTCTTCACGATGGCGCCGGCCGTGAAGGTGAGCGACCAGGCCGTGAGGTCCGGCGCCGTGCCGTCCGCACTCGTGAGCGGGTCGAGCCGCAGCGTTGCGGAGTCGCTCTTGGGCAGCGTGAAAGCGAAGTCGCTCATCCAGCCTTGCCCCCCGCATCTCTGTTCCCGCCCTGGACCGCAAGGGCGGTGAGGACGGCTGCGGATCCGGCGGACTCGGAGAAGTCCCCGGGCCCCGAGGCGGAGGACTCGTAGATCGGGATCCGCCGGAGGAAGGCGGTGCCGGCCAAGCGGCCCAGCCCCTCGTACTCGGCCCCGCCGAGGTTCGCCGCACCGGCGAAGCGGGCCGTGCTGATCCGCTCCAAGAGGGCGACGCCTGCGAGCCGGGCAATGGCCGTCCTCTCCAGGGTGGCCAGCCCGGCAAACCTCGCCGTCTCGATGGTCGTCGGCGGCTGCGGATCGGCCGTGCCGGCGAACCGCGCCGAGACGGTCCGCTCCAAGAGTGCCGTTCCTGCGAGCCGCCCCGTGGCGGTTACCGCCAGCGTTGCGAGCCCAGCGAGACGGCCGGTCGAGGTCTTCTCTAGGGTGGCGACGCCCGCGAATCTGCCGGTCGATGTCGTTTCCAGGGTCGCCAGTCCCGCGAGCCGGGCCGTGACGGTCCCCTCGAGGAGTGCGGTCCCAGCCAGGCGGGCCGTCCCCGTCTTCTCGAGTGTGGCCGTGCCGGCAAACCTCGAGGTCTCGGTCGTCGCGGGGATCTGGAGGTCGGCGGTGCCGGCCAGGCGGGCGGTGGTGGTCCGTTCGAGCGTGGCCGTACCAGCCAGCCGGGCGGCGGCCTCCGCGGCCAGGGTCGCGGTTCCGGCGAACCGACCGGTTGCCGTCTTCTCCAGGTTGGCCGTCCCGGCGAACCGCGCCGTGGAGGTCTTCTCCAGCGTCGCGGTCCCCGCCACGCGCGCTGTGGAGGTCTTCTCCAGGGTGGCGGTGCCCGCAAAACGCCCGGTGGCCTCCGTCGCCGATAGCGGGAGCAGGGCGAAGGCGAGCCCGGCGATCCCGACGCTCGTACCGCCGCTCGCGTAGGTGACGGTCACCGATTCGTCGTCGTCGACGGGGCCGAAGTCGGCGATCCACAAGAAGCCGTCGATCCCGCTGTTATTGTCCGTGGCGATCCGCTGCGTGTATGCGTCGGCGTGATTCTCGGACGCCCCGGTCGCCACGTTGTCGGCGTGATGGGTAGCGATGACGGAGAGCCGCTCCGTCGTGGTCGCCCCGCGGGTGACGGCGATAGTGCTCGCGCCGGCCGTCTGCTGCTGGTCGAGGCCCTCGAACGGGTCGCCCGTCGCGATGCAGTCCTGATACGAGATGACGACCGCGGAGTGGTGCGCCGCCGTGCCGAGCGTCGGCGTGCAGACGACCGTCGGGCTCGTCTCGCTGCTGCCCGTTGCGCGCTTCCAGTAGGCGGAGATCCTGGCCCGGATCGTACCGGTGGTGTTGGCGGCGGTCCCGAGGAGCGTCCAGCCCGAGACCGAGTGCGTCGGCGTGACGGATGCGTTTGCCGAGCTACCAGCAAGGCAGATGAGGATGTCGCCCGCCTGGTGGACCGGATTTACCGGATCGATCGAACCATCGGCCACCGTGTCGAAGACGGCGGTCCCGACGTTCCTGACGCTCGGCGCAGCCACCTGGAGTTGCTATCTCAGGCCGCGTTGTGCTCGACGGTGCAACTACAGGTCTCGACGAGAGTTGTCAGCTCGGTGCCATCGTCCTTCGTCACGAGCGCAGTGGCCTTGCAGACGAGGCTGTAGCTCTCCTGGGCGGATGGATTCGGGGGCGCGAACACGATGGGCACCACGAGATCGAGATCCTGGGCCCCGGCCGGCTGCATGAGCGCGTGGATCATGTCGCCCGAATCGAGAATGGGCAGGGTAACGCCATCGATCTCGATCTTGAGCGAGCGCACCTCAGCCCCAAAGCTCGGCTCGTCGTTGGTGAAGCTGATGCTCATCTTGTTCCCGCCCGCCCACATCCAGGTCCCGTTGCAGCCGATGCTCATTCCCACGGTAAGTGCCATTTGGTTGGTCCCTTTCTAATCGTGAATACCGCCGCGGAGACTCGCCTCCGCTACCCCCGGCGCCGCTGGGCTCGAATGCCACCACTCGAAGGCGAGCCGGACCTCGCGCACATTGCCATCCGGGAGCACGCAGCCGATCACCTTCGCACTCGGCACGCCCTGACGGGCCCCAACAAGAGCCGTGCATTCGTTCAGGGCGTAACAGCGCACAAAGCCGTCGAGGGAGACGAAGGTGGCGCCTCCGTCGGCGTCACGGATCTCCAGCCGCCGGACCCGCACGCCCCGCGGCACGTCGTCCCATGTGGCGCAGTTGCCGCCCTCGACGAGGACCCCGCCATCGTGGAGCACCGCGACCCAAATCGGCTTCACGTTGTTCCTACGTGGTGACGTGCCCCTGAACGGTGTCTTCCGTCGAGGACGCCGGGATGTTGGCGATGTAGTTGCCCGCCCCGGAGCCAGTCCGGCAGTGGCGGAGGCCGTGCGTCGAGGGCGTCATCGTCGTCCAGGTCGGGGTGCCCTCGGTGCCCTCGTTGAAGGCCCAGGTCAGAGCCGGCGCGCTGCCCGTGTAGGAGTAGCGGACGAGGAGATCGTGGGCCTGGCCGGCCGAGCCCGGGGTCGCGTCGGTCGGGACCTCCAGGACTTCGTTCCAGGTGATCGTCCCGCCCGCGCCAGGAGTCGCCGTGGCCGTCACGTAGTTGGTCGTACCCTTCATCCGGTTCGGGTTCGCCGTGCCGCCCGTCGCGCTCGCGGGCTTCCAGGCCGAAGCCGGCGCGCCGGTGGAGGTGTCCACCAGCGACAGCATCGGCTTATTCCCGTTGCCGGCCGTGCCCGCGAACATTTCGAGCGCCGTGGTGGTAGCCGAGCCGGTCGCCGGGAAGCTGGCGCCGTCGTACGCCTCGTACTTGGGGGCCGCCGAAAGAGCCGTGCTGAACGTAACGCGGAAGACGTTGCGGGCGGTCGAGTTGTTCCCGTAACCCACGGCGGCTGCTGGAATGGCCATACTAGGCGCTCCTCTTGATCCCGAGCCTGTTCAGGTCGCGGGCGCGTTCGTACATCTTGACTTCTGCTTCACTGATTGGTCGCCGCGTGGCGCCGACCTTCCGGCTCTCGATGTAGCGCAGGACAAGTTCGGCCCGCTCCCGCTTCTCGCGGAGGTACGGAAGCATGCCCCTGAGCGCCGCCCTCACCGAGGCCATCTTCTGCGTCACGAGAACGTGAACCAGCCTGCGGTTCCCGCGCTGCCTGGTGTGAAGGAAGACGCCGGCGCCGATCGCGGCAGCGAACGTGTCGAGCACTGGCCGGTAGGTATTCGTGATCGTGAAGCGCACGCGCAATTGCTTCCGAGTCCCGTCGCCCAGTGCGAGCGGATTAGCCTTCTGCATTCCGGCTGGCACCGTGACGGCACCGACGCTCACCGTCCCCTCGCCATCGAAGAAGCCGGCGAGATAGGCCCAATCAGTCGCCTTGTTCGGGATCGCCATGTGCTGCTGCTCCCGGTGAAGCGGGGCCGAGGCGGCGAACCGCCCCAGCCCCCTGGTTCACTACACGTACGTCGGGTCGAGGACGAGCGCGGACGCGCCCGCGATGAGCGTCGTGGTGCCAGCGCCGTTCGAGGTGAGCCCCAGCGAGTAGTACTTCGCCAGATCCGTCACGGCCGCGAGGTCGATCTCGGTCACGTAGACGGTGTCTCCGGCCGGGGTCAGCCACTCCGTAATGGTGCTGGTGATCTCGGCGCCGGAGGTCCCATTCGCGTCGGTGGCCGAGCCGAACAGCGCGACCTTGAGCGCGGTGGGGGTGCCGGTGAGGGCGCCGGTGTCGACGACCACGAGGATCTTGCGACCCTTGGGGAGCGCCGAGCCGAGAACCCAGTCGCCGGTCCCGGCGTTGACTGCCGCGCCGTAGACCCCGGCGCCGTCGTCCACCGCCTGAGGCGAGACGTTGAACTGCGTCGCGCTGACGAGCGGCAGGTGAGACTTGGTGGTGATGCCCATGTTCGTTCTCCTTCCTACCGGCTAGGTGCGCGAGCCAGTGAGTGCGACGAGGTTACTGGTGTAGTTGGTGCCGTCGGCGCGCAGCACCTTCGCGGAGAGCGAGGGAGCCCCGCCCATGTTGAGGGTGGTCCGGAAGCTCTGGAGGTTCTGATCGAAGGCGAAGGCGATCGTGGTGTCGTACTGCGGACCGCCCGACTCGAACGCGAGGAAGTAGCCCTCCGGCTTGATGAAGAAGATGTCACCGGTCGTGTTCAGCGCCTTGCACGCCTCCGAGGGGTAGACCCCTCCGCCGAGGAGTGAGCCGCCGGGAGACTGCCGCATGTCGCTCGTGTAGAGCGGGTAGCCACCCGAACCGCTCTTCACGCTCCAGATCATCGGCTGGACGAGCGGGTGGCAGATCCACAGGCCGCCCGTGGTCCCGCCGATCGCGGTCGCCGCCATGTTCATGAAGTCCTCCGCGCCGATCGAGGTCGCCGTGGAGTTGATCTCGGTGAGTGACACGAGCCCGGGCGCCTGGAGGATGCCGAGCGGCTCGTTCTCGCCGGTGCCG